CATCTTCGGATGGTACAGAAGCGTCTTCATCTTCTATTCCGCCTAGGTCTGAATCCATGCCTGCACCTGATATACCGCCGCCACGCATCTCTCCTGCGGCGTCAGTTGCTGGTGTTTCTATGTTTTCGTCATTTTCTTCTCTCCATAGGCGTTCATTTTCAGCTATTTCTTCATCTGTCATGCCTAAGAAGCGTTTTAATGCAAATCTGTTACTAATATACGGTATTGCACTCATTTGTGTGTAAGTTGGTACACGAGCATTGTCTACTTCTGACTGTCTGTACGATGCAAAGTTCTGTGGTGGTTGGAAAACTAGGTCAAACATCGAAGTATCAACGTTTACACCTTTTTCTAACAAATATTTCTTAAATTCTTGGTCAAATTCTTCAACAAGCATACCTTGTAAGCGTTCACAGTAAGTGTTGAACCTTAATTCTTGTATATATGCTGTTCCGACTCTACCGTCATTGTACTGACTACTTGCATCTTCAGCCCCTGTAGGCAAGTATGAGCTAGGAATTCGTAAACCGCGTACGAGCTTATTAGTAAAATATCTAAGGTCATCAATTTCTCCTAAATTTGTACCACCTGGTAACGTTTCTACTTTAGAACCACGTCCTTCTGCTGTTTGCGGAAAGAAATAGTCTTCATTAATACTTAACGGGTTGTAACTACTGTCTATAACATTGGTACCCCCGCCTGATTGGCTTGGAATACGTCTTTGGTGTATCTCTGTTTTAACACGTTCTACGAATTGCATAGCAAGGTGACTTGGCATGTTACCAACATCAACATAAAAAACACGTCTTTCAGGAGCACGTTGTACTCTGTATATAATAATTGCGTCTTCTAATAGTTCTTTTTGCTTGTATACTTTAAAAATTGTTTCTAATAATGAATTACCAAATGGATAGTTGTTGTCTAAGCCTTCACTCATGCTAAGATGTACAACATGATCGGCATCTACGGCTATTTCTGACTCTTCTCTACTCCAACGTGTGCCTGCTTGACTACCTTGTTGGCTTCCAATATAACCTTTACCAGCACTTGCGCTTTGATAACTGCCTGCGCCACCGTTATTTGTTTGACCATTTGTTTGATGCGGAGTTGTTGCAACTAAATCACCAAAGTTTAAATTAAAATCTTTGATAATATATTGTTCAGGAGTCTTGCCTTCTGATTCGTTAACAATAATTTTTGTTAAATTTGCTGCATCTACATGATATAACTTTTTAGTTTCAGGATCTCTAACAAATAATTGATCACCGTACTTAAATGCATTACGTATAAGTCTAAACATACGTGTTTCAAACTTATTAAGTTTACACCATTGCTGTAAATACTTTGCTAAAATTGTTGTTTCAGAATTTGTTGCTTTTTGTTTAAATTCTAATGTAAAGTTAGTGCCATTTTGCTCATTCTTTTGTGTACAAAACTCAGCAAGGATATCTAGTGCCGCATTAACTTCTGAATCACTGTCCATTGTGTTGTATTGACCATAACGTTCAACACGATTTGGACTACCTACGTATACATCTGGTAAATGTGAATTATAATTCTTAGTAGCAGGTCCAGGCTGAAGCCCGCCATTGTATCCACTGAACGGACTATAGCTTCCATCAACATTAGTACCTGTTGGTACTGGTGTAAAGTATTTTTTCCAGCTCATGTTTTTCCTTTAGTCTACGGCGTCTGCTGTCGCTTTTGTATGTGTAATAATTTTATCTAGTTTTGAAGACATTTTCACTAACGCTGTATTTATATTGTTTGCAGTCTCTTCGCTCACTCCTGATCCGCCCATCTTTTTAAGTAAATCAGCTGATGCTACGCCTGATCCGCCAAATAATCCTTTATTATCTTCTGCTAACGCTTTATTCATGTCTTCTAAGGACCTTGCTATTTCTTGCATATTAACATTATACTTGGAAAGCTCTGATATGTCAAGTCCTTTTTGTATTGCATTTACATTTTCACTAAATCTTTCTAATTTATCAATTCTTTCAAATGCTCCTGCAACTCTTTCCATCCCGCCGCCGATACCGGCCATTCTTTCTAGTAATTTTGCACTTTCAGTTGTTAACCCTAGATCTTTTGCTAAATCTTTTTTCTCTGCTTCTTCTAGTTTTTTAGCTTCAGCTTCTGCAGCAATTTCTTGTGGACTTGAACCAAGTAAACCAAATGTTAGTCCATTCATTATGCTACTTCCAGCATTACCTAGACTTTCGCCAAATCCTGCATCTTCATCTGCATTAAATCCGCCAAAGCCGTCATATAATCCCATTGCACCAGCGGCAACAAGACCAACACCTGGAATAAATTTCATTCCGCGAGCCGCGCCTTTACCAAAACTTAATAAAGGATTCTTTTTGACAGGTTGGAATTGTCCGCCTATTTTTTTGCCTGTTTTAGGATCAATTGCACCTGCAGGTGCTCTAGTAACAGTAGGACTTGCTCCGGGTGTTTTTAAACGTGAAAATAGTGAAGCTGCGCCTAGTGCCATAGCAGTCTTAATTTTGCCGCCTGCAAACATCAAACCAATGCCACCTACCATCGCACCTATCACTAATGGATTTTGGAATAATGACGTAACCCCTTCTTTAAAAACAACACCTATTCCTTTCATTATATCTTCACCTATCTTTACAAACATTGGTGCTAGTGTTGATTGGTAAAATCCTTCAAATTCTTTGCCATTTTCATCAACTCCGCCCATAAAAAATTCAGATATGCTTTTTGAAATATCTTTAAATACACCTGTCACCGCTTTGCTAGGATCTTCTTTAAAATCTATTTTAAATTGGTTTATGTATGTACTTAGGCCTTTTAGTGCGTTTTGAAACTTAGTATTAGTACCTTCTTCGCCTACAAATGAACTAAAGGATGCTGTTATATCCTTAATTACCGGGGAAAGCAAATCTACAATAGGATTAATAAAGTTGTCTACAATTGCTAGTCTTGCGTTTCCAAGAGCTTCTATAAATGTTCCCATAGAATCAAGTTCGCCGCCTTCTTCTGGCTTAATCTTACCTGCTGCATAATCTGCTAAAAATTCATCTTTTGCAAATATAAGACCTTCGCCCGATTCTGTAAAATATTTTGATATTAGATCAACTTGACCTGCAAATAATGCTGATATTTCACTAGGAATACCTTCACCGCCTGCGGCTGCTAATTTTAAAATTGCATCTAGTTCGCCTGCAGCTGCTACTTGTGCTTCTAGATAGTTGGCCATTCTATCTGCTTGTCCTGATTCAAACTGTTCAAGTGTAGTGCTTTTATCTAATGCTTTAGATAACATAGCACTTACTAATGAAGCATTTTCTGATTGAGTTGCTGTAAACAATTGAAGTTCTCTAGTTACTGGAGGCATTCCTAAGAATTCTGCTTTTAGAGCATCAACAGCAACTTTGCCGCCTGTAGCTTGTGCTTCAGCCATTGCAGCATTTAATTTTTCTCTTTCTTTCTTATCTAGTTTTGCTAATTCCATTTGGAATGCAAAGTCCATTTGAGCTTGTGCAATTTTATCTTGTTGTGTTTTTACGTCTTGGCCTGTTAATTTTGAAAGTGTTAACATATTCTTTGTTAAACTTGCAGCTGCTTCTGCATTTTGTGCTTTACTAAGAATTTCTGTCCTTGAACCTGCTCTATTTAAGTATGCATTTCTAGACATTGTTTCGTTAAGGTCTTCCATTGTGAAGCCCATTGCAAGAAATTCTTCTCTTGTATCTTTTCCTAGTGAATCAGTCATTCCTGCAATTTGTCTGGCGCCGCGTGTTACGTTACCACCAAATGCAGCTAAATTTTCAGTATTTTGTGCTACCATTGCACTGAATGTTTCTAGAGGTAGTCTTGCTTCAGCGGCTGTTGATCTAAGATCTGCTAAACTATAACCAAAATCAGCACCTGCAAGAGCCATTGATTGGAATGATGCATAACTTCTATCAAGTATTCCTGTAAACATTGTTAACGTTGAGCCAACTACAGGCACATGTTTAGCAAAATCTGATAAACTGTCGCCGCCGGATATTAACTCTTCAGTAAGTCCTTTTAGGCCGCCAATAGCAGCACCAATGCTTGCTGTTGCAAGTTTTAATAATCCGCCGCCCATTAAGTTCAAATACTTTGTATTGTTTTTAACGGCTGTAGTATTATCTTTAACAGCTTCTCTATGCTTAGTTGATACTTTAACACCGTTCTGTTGGGCTTTGTTGTATGCTTGTTGTGTTTTAGCACCTTGTGACTTAGGATCGTTACCCGAAGTCTTGGCCATTTTTTCCATAGCCGCAACAAGTCGCACCAGTGTTACTTCACTAGCGACACCGTTCTCACCGCCTATATTTTCAATTTTAATTTCGTCAGCCACTTATAATCTAATCCAGTTAAGTACGTATATAAATAAAAATGGTATATACATTTATAATAGTATTTAGCCAGGAGGAATATATGGAAAACAAAAACACAAATCCGTTACAGAAATATTTTAGACAACCTAAGATATATTTGTCGTTACCAAGTAACGGGCAATATTACCCTAAAGGAAGTTTGGAAGTATCTGAAACAGGTGAGTATCCAGTATTTCCTATGACGGCTAGGGACGAAATAATGATCAAAACACCAGATGCTTTATTGAACGGTCAAGCTACAGTTGATGTAATTCAAAGTTGTATACCGGCAATTAAAGACGCATTTAATATGCCTTCAATGGATCTTGATGCATGCTTAATTGCTATTCGTATAGCAACATATGGTGAAAAGATGGAAGTTAGTATTAAAGTACCAGTTTCTGGTGAAGATAAAGACTTTGATCTAGATCTAAGAGTAATGTTAGATCAGTTTTCAAATGTAAACTACGAACACGAATTTAACATGGGCGATTTAACTGTTCATTTAAAGCCGTTAACATACAGACAGTTTACTGAAACTAGTACAGCAACGTTTAACGAACAAAGAATATACAATGCACTTAATAACGATCAAATATCTGAAAGTGATAAACTACAAACGTTCACTGATAGTTTTAAAAAATTAACAGACCTTACTTTAGATACACTCGAGCATTCAATTCATTCAATTAGAATTGGTGAAGATGTTGTTAGTGATAGAGGTCATATCAAAGAGTTTATTGCTAATTCAGATAAACAATTATTTTCTAGTGTTACCGATCATATCGAAAAGCAAAGAGAAAAATTTACAATTAAGCCACTAGTAATAGATGCTACTCCGGAAGAAATAGAAGCAGGTGTGCCAGCAACTTATACAGTTCCTGTAACATTTGATCAATCAAGTTTTTTCGTATAAGGATCTTAGCACTAAGCGTATCAGAAATACTTCACGAAGTTGGGGTCCTAGAAAAAGAAGTGAAGCAAATGCGTTACAATCTTTTTAAACTTGCATGGCATATGCGTGGATCACTTACTATGAATGAAACGTTTGAGCTTCCACCGGAAGACCGTGATATTATTTCTGATATAATTAAAGAAAATCTAGAGACTACTAAAAAGTCCGGCTTACCTTATTTTTAAACAGTAGGTTTCTTAGCTGGAATTTTAATACTTTTTTCAAGTTGTTGAATTAATCTTCTTTTCTCTTTTGCATTGAGTTGAAGTGCAGCATCCTTAGTCTTTACATAACCACTAGACCCAGCTGGAACTTTTTTAGCAACAGCTTTCTTAGGAGCAGGTGCAGGACTAGCAACTGGTCCTTTTACACCTTGCTGTGTATTCATTGCTTCTTTTGCGGCTTGCATAAATGCATTATCCATAACTTGCTTAGTTAGTGGACCTTTAGGAACAGCACCAATTTTCTTAACACGCTTAGATTTTAAAAATGCAACTAAAGATGGACCTGTTGCGTTTTTTATATCTAGTCCTTGTGTTCCAAGGTACTGTCTAAATTCATTATATAAGGTATTTGCTGTAGCACTAAGATCTGCTTTGCCTGCTAAATTGCCTGCTTTGCCCTTCATGCCAATTGCTCCAAGTGCTTTAGCACCTACGGCCTGTCCAGCTTTTTTTAACATACCTACAGGAGCTTCAGTTGCTAAACTTTCACGTGGTGGATTATATTCCCAATTGTATGATCCTTGGCCTATATACGAGCCTCTTGTATAACCTGCCATTTCCATAGCATCATCTGAAGGAATGCCTTTTTCTTTAGCCCAGTGATATATGTAATAAGATCTTTGACTGGCACTTACACCTGCAAATCTTTTTACTACATCAGGATCAGCTTTTGCTTCTGTTAGAATATCATTTATTTTCATCTTGAATATACCTTATAAGTTTACTAATACTATTTATGTTTTTGTTAAGAGCTAAAGCTCTTAATGTTTTCGCTAACGCTCAAACTATTATACTTCGTTTGTGATAGAAGTAATTAATAAGATACAAATGCATTATTACGAATGTAATAATGTTTAAGTTTCATGTAGATTGTTTCAGTCAGACGGAACCTGCTACGGTTCCATCTAATCTCAAAATACGCTTCATGTGAGTCGTACCAGCCGAGACTTGGAAGTAGGTAATTGTTTATACACAAAGTACAATGGGCTCTGACCTTTCCCAACCTACGTCGACATTATGTAAACTACAGTGTACATTATCAAAGATAATGTTAACTACAGTGTACAATATTCCCTCGCTTCGTTCCTAGTGCTAAAGGGTTTTTATGTACTGTGTTGTGTTTTTCGATTGCCAACATTCAACCTATACCAATCAAACATCCTACTACCGGATGCCGCTCAGTATGTTACGTGTCCTATGTCCCCATAGGCTTTTCCACAGCGGTATTTCTAATCTGGCCCGCTAACCTTATGTGTTGGGTTGTTTTGCCTTGATGTGATGTTCTAGCAATGCCTGTTTGAGTTTTTCTGATCCGCCTACTCTAACATTAATGATACCGTTATAGTAATCATCTGTTTCAAGTACACGCCTATCAAATTGTTCTCTTGCCTCTATGTAGGACATTTCGCCCCTACCTTTACATAGGTATAATATTTCTCTTGTGAAGTGTTTTTCGCCTAGTGACGCTACGTCTGCGTTTAGCCTGTCTGAACTACCATAGTATGTTTTCCAGTCGCTTTCTTTGTAGCCTCTACGTTTATTTTTTCTGCCTTTGAGTGGTGGTTTTGTGGTCTTAAATTTTGCTAACTTTTTGCCTACGTATTTTTGACCAGTCTTTTTGTTCGTTATTAGATAAACGAAGCCTTCGTACTCGTCAGGTATTTCTTTAATTTTTTTGCCTTTGTACGTCCACTCCATGCAAGTAATTACCGCATACTTGTACAGTGGTAGACTAGTTCTGACTTTTGCCTTTATGTTTTTCGTGTATTTCGTCCATTCGCTCTTTTGCGAGTAAACGTAACTGTCTCAAAGCACGTCTTGCACTTCCGTGTGTTCGCACAGAATTACGTGCTTCGAACTTTTCATTTTCTTCGAAATACGTTAGATATGCTTTGATAAGTTTATCGTGTGTATCATCCATTATACAATTACTTCAACGTCATTCTCATAACTTGTAAATCCGTTCTCTTTTACTACTTTAAGAACATTGTTAACTCTACCAATTAATTCGTCTTTGTGTGATATTAAGTAAATGTTCTTTTCTCTTTCTCTGGCCATCTTTTTAAGTACGCCTATTGAATTCTCAACACCGTTTGAATCCATGCCGCTGTCTATAAGTTCATCAATAAACAGCAAATTAATATTCTGATATAAACTTTCCCAAACATCTCTAAACGCAAAACTCATACCAAGTATAAGTCTATTACGTTCGCCTCTTGACAAGTTATCAAAGTCTAAGTCTTGACCTAGTTGTGTAATTTCTACACTTAGATCATTTAGGAATGTAACGCTATGCGGTAAGCCTAGTTTGTCAAGATAGTATGTAAGTCTATTGTTTAAGTATGCTAAGTTTTGATCAATAATTTTCTTACGTATAAAGCTATCTTTATTTGTAAGTAATTTAAGTAAAAACTCTTGGTGTTCTTTTTGTGATGTTAACGAGTTAACTATTTCCCAATCAATTTCTTGTTTTGCACTATTTTCAAGATCATCAATTTGTTCTTGATAAGGATCATTTTCGTCTTTTTTATTGTTCCATGCTTGTGTTAAATTATCAACATTACTTCGGTGATCATATGCTTCTTTTGAAGTTTCATAGAACGTTGTTGGACGTCCGTTGATATCACCAATAGCTGATAGTTCACTAATTACAACATTTAATTTATCTGAGACTTCTGTAAGATATGAATCAGCATCTGTAAGTTCTTTAGATTTTTTATCTAAAATTTCTTCTTTCTTATCAGCATGTAGTTCTTGTCCACATGTATAACACGTAGCACTGTTTAATTCTAAGATGTCTTTTTCGACTTTTGACACAGACTTTGTAGCACGTAACTGTGCTGTCTCGAGTGTGCTTTTTTCTTTATTAAGAGCCATAATAGAATTATTTAATTCTGACCAGTTTGTTAGTTTTTCATGTAGCTCTAGTTCTTTTTCGATATCTAAATGTTCTAGTTCTTCAATTGCTTCTTTTAGTTTTATAACGTCTGTAGTGCGTTTGCCAAGCCATGCTTTTTGCTTACTTTGCAAACTTACAATAGTTTCGTCAATCTTTTCATTTGCTGTCTGTAATGCATTAATACGCATTGTTTCTTGACTTAGATCGTCCTTAGTAACTTTTATATCTTCTTTAAGAACATCTGCTTTTTCAGACAGTATTGTAATACCTAAAAGTTGTTCAATAATTGCTCTTTGATCGTTAGTACGCATACTTAAGAACGGCTCTGTGTATGTGTTTAGTGCAACAATGTGCTTAAACATATCATGGCTCATTCCTAGTAAATGATCTATTGATTCTTGAGTCTTACGACTATCGCCTTGTGATTCGTCTATGTCAACTTGTTCTTCATTGTTAATGTAGAACTTTAATAAGTTTGGTGATCTACCACGTTCAATGCGATATTGTAGATTGTCTTTCTCAAAAGAAAGTGTGACTAACATACCTTTAGAATTAGTTTTGTTAATTAAATTGTTTTTTCTAATATTAGTTAGTGCTGTTCCATAGAGTGCATAACTTAGTGCATTAATAATTGTAGTCTTACCTGTGCCGTTACGTGATCCGCTATCGTCTCCGCCTTGGTCTAAGTTTTCGCCTAGTACTAATGTAAGTTGTTGTTTATCGAAATCTACAGCCTGTGTCTGATTTCCAACACTCATAAAGTTCCTTACTGTAAGGTCCTTAATTTTAATCATGTGCTAATCCGTTATAAATTTCTAAAAGTTTTACTTTATCAAATGATTCTGTATCTAGCTCTGCTATCTCACTTGCAACAATTTGATCAACACTAACAAATGTGCTAATGTCTAAGTCTGTCGTTATTTCTTCAATTTGAGATTGAGGAATAAGTGTAATTTCTCTACATTTATAATCTCTTATAAATGTTTCTTTGATAAAACTTGCTTCTTCATAACTAATGTCAATATCAAGTTCTACACGCAGATACATTCTGCTTTTGATAAGTGTGCTTTGTTCATCGATTAATTTTGAAAGTTTTACAGTTCGATATTTTGGACAATCTTTCCAATTGATATATTCTGGTTCTAAATCATTTTCACGATCGAGTATCATCATACCACGTTCGTCGTCCCATGCGTCTGCATAGTTGTGCGGAAATGCATTACCAATATAATGTATTTTTCCTTGCGTTTGTCTTTTGTGAAAGTGTCCACTAAACACATAGTCTTGATTTGCAAAATGTTGCTTGTTAAGATCGCCACCATGATCGGGCATCTTAACCATTGCATTCATATAAAAACTAGGAAGTTCAAAGTGACCGAACATATACTTTGCTTTACACTTTTGTATTTTCTTCCATTCGTCGCCTACTAGCCAAGGAACAAGTGCAACATCTTCTTCAACCATCATTTCGTCAACAAATGTGATACCAGGAATATGTTTTGCAAATGCTGTTGAATTTACATCTCTTTTGTCTTTATAATATAAATCGTGGTTACCGTCAAAAAAGTAAAACTTTTCAAATGCATTACCTAGTTTTTCCATAGACCGTATAGTTGCGTCCATAGTTGTAAGGTTAAGGCTATTTCTATTGTGGTGCCAATCACCACAGAATATACCTGTTTCACAGTTATTCTTCTTTGCTTCTTCGATATACCAGTCTATAAATTCTTCACAATCATCGTTATGAATACGTGAATTACTTTTTAGACCAAAATGGATATCAGTAAAGACAGCGGCTTTCTTAAACAAAGTCAGTCCTCCATTAGGCTTCTATGTTAGTATTATAGCGGAACAATTAAGCGTTGTCAACCGGTTTTTTATCTTTAAAGATTGTAATCGGTGCTTGTTCGTTACGTTTTACACTTGCTTCCCATTCGCCTTGTGCTTGTCTTGTATAAGAAGGATTAAGATCGTTCATCTCTAAAATGTCGTCTCTAATGTTTTGATTACGTTTTTCAATGTTAATAACACGTACAAAACTGTTAGTTACAGCCGCCGTGTAGTAAGCAAAAGGATTGTTTGATTTTGACTCGTCAAATTGTAGTCCAATCTGTGCTAACTGAAGTATTGCTTGTCCCTTCATTTCATCGTTATAAGTGTAACCACGTACATTGCCACGTGTAGCATATCTATCAACTAACTTCAACCACATAGTAGCAAGTGTGTTTGTTGCTTTGCCGTGTGTCTTGTCAAAGTGTCCGTTGTCCATGCCACCGACCCAATGACTTTTACCAACTAAAATAAGATCACCTTCGTCATTAAATTTGTAATGATGAAATGGTGGAAAGTTAAGTTTAGTCTTAGTGTCTGCTATAGTTTTAGGATTTTTCTTACGTCCTGGTTCTTCTGGAATATGATCAAATGTCATAACACGGAAGATTAGTTCTTCCTTTGTTATCTTTTTCCAATCAAC